GGTGTAAGTGGTTTGAAGGGTGGATACAGTGCCGCCCACATAGGTGTAGAGCTTGTATCCGTTGCCGATTGCGCCAGTATCGGTGAATGCCTGATATAACGGACCGACTGGAACCATGTAAACCGTAGCCATATTCGCCTCACTCGTAGGTAAAGTCGACTGCGTAGCCGAGCTTTTGAAGTTCTGGGATTTCGTCCTTAAGCTTTTCGCCCACGTCATCACGATAGATAACGTCCGAGATATCAAGCTCCTTAACCACGCCATACGCCCTCTCTGCGGCTTGCTTGACTGACCGGCCCGTTCCCGTGACCACGGCCAAATAATCGCCCGCAGTGGCCCACATTTCGGTATCAACCACCTTGTCGCCATCCATCTGCGGCATGGTCGTAATTTTCACCGACTGGGGCGCAATATGTTTGCGATTCTTGGCAGTCACCCCGTAAATCGGCACATTCTCCGTCTCGCGCTTTGTCGCCTTTGAGTACGGGTAGTCGGGTTGAGCAACCACAATGCCGACCGCAATTGAGGTGGACACCTCCAGCGTGTCATCGCCGTTGCAAGCATCGAGCATCCACTGAGCCGGATCGCCCTTGTGGGTGGCCAACATAATGTTCATGGCAGGCCAACCAGGGCGCATGGTGAACTCCAACGGCCACGCCTGCCCACGCTCGTCGATGATGCAATTGACATCGATGTCGCCGAGGTGGCCCAGCTGGACCAGCGAGTCCTCCAGCGGGTAAAGCACGTCGTCGAACAGCTTGGAAGTATTGGTGTACTTCATCACCGTTCCGGCCTCACCGCAGTTGGGACCGCAATTTCCGGAGAGCAACTTCTTGTGCTCGAAGTTCTCGTTGGGTACGCCGATGAAGCCTTCGGTGCTCATCCAGCTGCTGACGGCAAACTCTTTGCCCTCGATGAACTCTTGCAGGATGCACGGACCCTTGAGCTTCATCCCCATTTTTTGCCAACGTTGGAGCCTTGCCACCAAGTCAGCGGGAGATTTTGCGCAGTACGAAAGCGACTTGTCTTCCTCTGAGCCCAAGGTCTTAAATACCCAACGATCGGTAGACTTGCGCGCAAACTTTTCAGCGTCAGCCAACGAATCAAACGTCTCATAAGCAGGGCACTCAATCCCGTGTTTTTCGAGGAACTTTAGACCAGCCTCGCGGTCGATCTCCAGCTTGGCGCTGGCCGCCGAGGGTCCGTAGAACTTCACGCCCTTGGTGCGGTAGAAGTCCATGCGCTCCAGCAACTCGTCGTTGCCGGTCATCCACACCAGATCTGCCCACTTAATCGAGGTAACCCAGTTATCGATGCGCTCCACGCCCTTAAAGCCTGTGCCGACCGACTGGTTGTAATCCTTCTTGATGAAGTAACGCACGGCATGGCCAGCTTCGACGCAGCGCAGGACAAAGCCTAAACCGCATCCGGCATCCTCCAGCTCAATGACAAGGATTTTCATTGTGGCCGATTCTGCAAGGTGGTGGACAACGTGCCAGCCGCAGGGACAGCCACTGGTCGAATGGCTGACTGGCCCATGGACCGCAAAGTTGGAGCTGCGGGTTGTGCGGCTTTGGCCAACGGAGTGGTGGTGGCTTGACGCAGATCCCGACCACGCTTGCCGACTTCTCGCAGCTTGGTCACGCCTTTGACCACGCCCTTGCCAACGTCCGCAACGCCGCCGACGTAGGGAATGGCCCCGAGCTTGTCCATGAGCGTCACGAGCTTGTCTGCGGTAGGAGAGCCTTTGATTCCCATCGGAGGCTCGGTCTTGGCAATCTCGGCCGCCTCGACAATCTCGTTGAGTTTCTTGGCTCCAACCTTGCCTACCATCATTTCGAGTTTGTCGTTGCCAATGTCGTCTATGGCGCGACGCAAGCCGCCCCAATTTACGTTGGCCTGACCGCGCTCGTTTTTTGGGCCAGTTGTGGCTTTGTCGTAAATGTAGTCGATGGTCGCATTGCGCAAATCATCCCATGCAGCAACGCCTTTTTTGCCGCCTTTAAACAGCGACGCTTTAACGGCTTGCAAATCCGCAACGCTGCCGGTGCGCACAGATCGGTTCCAAGTGTCTTCCAGTTCTACGGCTGGGCTGTTGCTTCTGCGTTTGTTGCTGACCAAATTGGAAACCATTCTGGTGCGCTCAAACTCATCGCCTTGTAATTTGCGAGCCTTTCGAGCGGCTTTGTAAGCATCTCCACCAGAGCCGTCCAAAATGTCATCAATTACTTTGAGGGCATTTCCAGCGACAAATCGAGTAGTCCCATCAGGAGAAGTTGCAAGTTTAGAAACACGCTGACGCAATGTTTTGTCTAACTGCTCGATGGTTATTGGTTTTTGACCAACAATTTCGCCATTCTCGTTTTTGATAGCATTACGTCTTTTAATGCCATCAACAAGTTCTTTAATAGGCGCAACCGCTGTGCCAGCAGGTTCGCTTTCAATGAAACTTTCTAAAGAAGCGATGTCTACAGGGCCTTGCAATTCTCCTGCTTGCCGAGCTTCTCGATAAAGTTTGCTGACGTTTTGCTTTACGGCAGAAAGCCTAGCCTTCAAAGCATTTTGAACGCTTAAACCTGTTTGCAGTTCCGACTTCGCTGGCGCTGACTTGAGTGAGTCGACCGCAGTAGACAGCGCCGCGTTGTTGCCCAGGTCAATCTGACGCAGCGGACTGCCAACATCTGACGACTTGGCCAGTTGCTCGGCTCGCAGTTGCAGCGGATCTCGCGTGACCATGCCGGTTGTCGGGGTCATGCCAAACTTGCGTAGGTTGGCCTCACGCTGAACGGCCAACGGGTCCAAGGATTCGAGCTTGGTAGAGTCCTTGGCCACATTGGCCAAAGCCTGACGGGTTTCGGCAGGCAAGGAGCCCCACGAGAGGCCGTTGCTAGTTGCCCATTGTTGCGCTGCCTGCATTTGCGCACCGACCGTGCTTGCGTTAGCAGCCGCACCGGCCGCAGCCGCAGGAGCCGCACGAGCGCTGCCAACCATGCCGCGCCCCACGGATGACATGGCTCCACGAGCTTCAGGAGCGATTAAAGACAACGCAAGGTCCGGAGCTGCCCTGACTGCCGCCCCAATCAACGGAGAGCCTGTAGCCTCTGCTGTGCGCTCACCGAGGTAATTTGCGCCTTCAGCAAATTTTTGAAACGGGTAAGCAACCGTTTGCGAGGCAACTTTGCCCGATTCGCTGCGTGGCTGATAGGTCAGGCCTTGCTGCACTTCTTCGATGCGCTGCGCAGCTGGGCGTCCTTCTTGCCCGCCAAAAGCTGGGGCCAGCACGTTGTAGGCGCTTTGAGCCATGCCGGACAAACCAGCCACCGGAGTTGCCACCGCACCTGAAGCCATCTGCCCCAACGTTTCAACGTTGCCTAAAGTTGGCGATTTAGCGTACGCCAGCGCCTGCTCTTTAGCCCCGCCGAGGTGCGGGAATGCTTTGACAATCTCGGCATTGATCTGAGTCTCAGACATCCCGTCAGGGAAGTTGATGATGCCTTCGCCCGGGACGTTGATCGGCTGCGGCATTACTTGATGCCCCCGGGTGTCCATTCACGCATACGAGGTGCAGCCCCCGCCCCCGCCGGAGATTGCGGACTGGGAGGAACAGCCGGGGCTCCGGCAGGGGACGGAGGTGCAACGGGGCGGCCGGCAGTGCGAGCGGCCATCTCTGAGATGACTTCGGTTGGAGCCTGCGCGGCCAGATCTGTTTCGTTGAGCAATGCCTCAACCACGGACTTGTAGGCCTCCGGCGACTGTGCAGTCGAGAGCATGGCCCGAGCGTGTTCTCGGCTGGCTGCATCTGATGCGCCGCCACCTGACGTGGCTTTGACGTAGGCGTTGAGAAACGAGGTGGTGCGAGCGTAGAACGCCGCCAGCTTGGGGTCTGACAAACCCTTTTCGCCCATCTGGGCCAGCTTGTTCCAAGGCATGAACGAGCCACGGTCAACCGTCTCGCTGGCTTTAAGTGCAGCCTCGCCAAATTTCTTGGCTTCGCGCACGGAGCTGGCGATTGCGCCCTCGCGCCGACCGGCCTCGCTGATTGCACGGTTCATCGACGTAAGCTCTTGTTGGGCGGCAACCAACCCCTGCGGACTGACTCCCTGCTCCTTGGCCATAGCTGACACACGGTTCTGGATGTCGCGCACATCCTTTGCGCCTTGTGCGCCACGGCCAAGACTGCCCATGACCTCTGAAGGCTTTTTTCCAGCCAATATCTGACCTGCGATCAAGTCCTTGCTGTCATCCGAAAGGCCACCGGCTGCAGTCGCCTTGCGCGATGCTTGCTTGCTGGCCGCCTCGCTTTCCATGACTTTGACCTTGCGCTCCTCAAGCGCACGGCCTTTGTCGCGGTTGGCAATCTCGTTTTGAACATTCTGCTGTTGGAAGTATTGCTGGATCTGCTCACGGCCAGACTTGGTGCGTTGAAGCAAAGCAGGCAAGGCCTCGCCCAGGTTACCGGCCTGCACCATCTGCGAGGCCATCTTCAAGTCTTCTTCTCCCATGGCAGGCTTGCCGTTGGGCAGGTTAGCTTTCTTGCCAGCCTCGATGGTCTGCATCACTTGCGGCAACAAAGCAGCGTCGATTTCCTGCGGAGTTTTGCCAGCGGCTTTCATCTGCATTGCGGCATTTGCCAGCGGAGCCACCATGCTCTCGACCATCTGGTGCTGGTGGTCGAGCAGCTTGTATTGATCCTCGACCAATACGTTCTGACCGTGCTGCGTGTCTTGAAACTCTTTCTGGAACGTCATGGCCTGACGCGGGTTGATTTTGGCCACTTGTGCAGTGAACTGGTTTTGTCCATCCGGGCTGGACAAGTCGTATTGACCAGCCAAAGTCTTAATCTGCCCAGCCTCGGCAACGTCTTGCTGCTGGCGTTTTACGTCCATTTGGCGCAGCTGCGTCGTGTCGATCAAGTCCTTGAGCTGGTACGCCTTGCCCATTGAACCGGCAATGTCCGCGCCGCCTTGGCCGATGCTGGCAAGCGTGTTGGTGTCAAGTTGCGCCATATCAGCCCCTTACCGGCGAGGTAAATGCGGAAGGAATGCCGGATGTCATGGCATCGACGCCCGGAGCGGTAACGCCGCCGCCTGCCCCGCCCAAACCCTTGAGAGTGTTTTGCAGCGTGTACTGGTTTACCGCGTTGTTAAACGCACCGGTCACGCCAGCGGTTGCACCGATGTTTAAGTTGGCCAAGTTTGTGCCCTGACCGATGGCAATGTTCCCAACGTTGCTGGCAGCTTGGCCGACGTTGGCAGCTTGACCTGCCGCAGCCGCCTGACCTTGCCCCACAGCCCCTGCAAGCTCGTTTACGCGCTGCCCGTAGGTTTGGTTGGCTAACCCGCTGCTGTATTGGTCAAGCGCCGTTAACGTGTTTCCAGACAGCCCCAGACCCATTGCCGCGGCTTGGGCCTTGGTTGCTTCCAGTCCTTGAGACTTGGTGAACTCGTAGCCCGGCAGGTTTTGCAGGGTCTGCATGATTGAGTTCTTGTCAGCGCCGGGAGTCAGGCCCAGCAGCTGCTGATACTGAGGAATGGCCGATTCGCCTAGCTGGCGGTAAGGCGCAGACAGCGCAGCTTGGTCGGCAACGGCTTTTTGCTGCGCGTCTACGGCAGTTTGGGTGGCTTGTTTTGTGGCTGACGCAGCTTTGTTGCTTGCGTAAATTGCGGCTCCGCCTGCAACGACCGCAGATCCGGCGATTGCCGCGCCAATTGGAATTGCTGCTAAAGGCATTTGCGCACCCATTCCTTGATGGAAAGCGACAGGACCAAACCGGCCCTGCCAAAATATTCAGCTTCGGCAACCTCCGTAAATCCGAGTGCCAAGGATAACGCCTTAGCCCGGCTGTTGCCATGCTCGACAAAAGTTGTTAGGGAAGTTGCGTCCGTGTTCTGGAACAGCCATTTGCTGCCAGATGCCGCCTTGATCGCCACAGACGGCCCTCGCGCTTTGGGCAAAAACTGCGTGTGAATACTCCACACGCCATCGGCCTCCCGATAGCACAGGAACCCGCCCTGGTCATCGCCCAAGAACACAGCACGGCCAGAGTCGAGCAAAGGCCCGACATCGATGTCCGCGCTCTGGCCCAGCAGGACCGCATCACGCAGCGAAGCGTGATTGCAGATCGCGTTAATCGCGTCGATGTCGTGGAACGGTTGAATCACGAGAATCCGACCTCGCCTTCGGCTTGGAACGTCAACGCCGTGGCAGTGCCTGCGCCTCCGACCAGAAAGTCGGTCGACTCAAACCGCAGCATCCCGTACCAGTCAAAATATGAGTTTGCTGCCACAGACGTGCCAAGGCCGATAACCTCAGTGCCTGCCGTGTTGGCCCCAGTTGCGCCCTTGTAAAGGCTGAAGGTGGCCGCTGTGGCCGTTTTGTTCACAATGCGGATGTGCCGCAAGATCACAAACGGCTGAGTAAGCGTGAGCCCCACCGGCCCTGTCACAGAGCTCAGTGCGCAGTTGAGAATGTTGGTCGTGAGCGTAGTGGTAAGCGCAACAGGCCCCACACTAATGACGCGATTACTGGCCATTTTCAGCTCCAAGGGTGTCGATGCGGGATTGAATCATCGCGATTTTGGCTGCGTGTTGGTCTTGCAGCCACTTCTTGGCCTCTTTCAGCGCCTGCTTGAGCTTGGGCTTATCCTCGTCGAACGGGGCAGTGCGAGCCTCAAATGGTGAGCCTGTGGGCCGGAAGTCGGGGCTGGGTGAGTCGCCCTCAATGTAGACCGTGGCACCTGTGCCGATGTGCAGGTAGGGGGTGAGTTGCATAAGGTTAGCTCCAGCAAGGAATGTAACGAGTCGTGCCCGCAATGCTGATAGGCAGCCAGTGCGTGACCGTGCCCGCAGCAGCGCCGGGTTTGTTTGTTGGGGCTGTCCATGTCGGGGTTGTAGCGCCTGTTGTCGCGCTGGTATCAACGCGCAAAGCGGGCTGCCCGGCGCTAGTCCCCGCTATGCGCAATGCCGCTGTGCCAGCCGTGCCGCTTGCGCCTACATCAAGCGTAAAACCGCTGGTCGATGAACTTAGCGTCAAACGATTTGTTGTGCCGCTGAAAGTTGCGGAAGTTGTGCCTCCCGCGCTAATTAAGATATTGCCGTTAACACCGCCGCCCGCGCCAACACCTGAAGTAATGTAAATTGCGCCGCCGTTTCCACCAAGTATTGAATCGCCGCTTCTAAGATTGATTGCGCCGCCGTTACCAGACGGGGCAATTGAGTTTCCAGACAACAAAGTAAACCCACCGCCATCACCACTAACAAGTGCTTGAGAATCGCCAGCAGTCATGCTGAAACTACCGCCGCTAGCGGTATTTGCATTGGAACTGCTTTGACCAGAAGTAAAAGTCATAGCGCCACCATTTCCGCTAACACTTCCGTTTCCGTTGCCAGCATAGAAAGTCATTGAACCGCCTACGCCAGAACTTCCAGTACCTCCCGATCCCGAAGAAAAAGCAAAAGCGCCGCCCGCGCCGCTACCGCCATTGCCTGCATAAAAATTGAAACCGCCGCCAAAAGTGCTACCAGAACCGGCTTGCATGATGAACGCATTGCCGCCGCCGCCGTGACTTGAGTCAGCCGCTGTAAAATACGCCGCAGATCCATCTTGACCACTGAGCATGGTCATTGTGTTAGTGGCATCGTCCCACTGGTACTTGATCGACGCCGCAAACGCGCCACTGGCGTTGTACTGGATGTAATTGGTCAAGCCTGCCGCACTGGTTTGTTGAACAGTCGGCATCGGCATCGGCCATTCGTTTTCGTCCGAATCGTTAAAACTCAAGACTTCAGAAACGTTGGCGTTTGACGTGGTGGTCACGATTCCCGCGCCCCCGCCGGCCACAGAGGCGGTCAGGTAGTTGTACAACTGCCTAAACCACGCTTCCCATGGCGGGGTAAGGTTGTTGCCGTTACTGATAATTCGATCAGGAACCGGAGGTAGAACGCTCATTGTTGACGCCCTCTAACCGAAACAGCTGCGGAAGTAATCACAAACTTCACCGGATCAGTCATTCGATAACGAAAGACAAAGTCCCGAGCACTTCCAAACCTGCGCCAAACAGCACGAACAAGGTAATTGCCCAGCGCACCAATGCTGGCAGTTCTGGGAGTCGAAAAAGTCCTGCCATTGTCTTTGCTGACTTCGAGAGAAACTTGAGGGTCAATTCCTTGGCCAGTTGATAGGCCCACACCAGATTCCACATCGAGGTACACCTCGTCGATTCCAATCACGTTAAAATTGTTGCTGGCGTGACGGGTGACAATCTCACGCAAGATGGTTGTGCCGTTGTCGGTGTAGGCTGTGTCTGAGTACTTGTACACGTTGCCGCTGGCGTAATCGGTCACCAAAGCATAACCAGCGTACTGCGTCGAGAATTGCCCTGTATGACGGGTGGCATAGGCTGACGTGAGGCCGGTCTGAGTTTCGCTCCAGATGCCAGTCGAGCAGTCAAACAGGAATGAGCGATCGGCCGACGGGCTGGTGATCTGGTACATGGGGTGGCCGTTGGTCACGTAGGCTAGTGCCACCATGTCCGTCTGTGTTGAGAAACTGGCAAAGATCTTGTCCAGGTCAGGTGTTGAGATGACCGAAATGCCGTAACCCTGCACTCGGCAGACTTGCGCTGTGCCCTGCGGGTTGTGCGCCAGAAAGATAATCGAGTTGTCGATGTGCGCCCGAGACCAGATGGCCTCGATGCCGTACTCGCTCGTGGCGGGAATGATCGGCGCAAAAGGCTGGGGAGTAGAGCCCACGTTCTGCCAGAACTCTGTGTGCCGGTCTGAGAACAGCACAAGGTTACCGGCCAAAGAATCCACGGCAATGATGTTGTCGCTGTATTGGCTGGCGCTGGCAAAGGCCAGAGCGTTCCAACTGCTGCCGTCAAACACACCGGAGACCCAGAACCTTTGTGTGCCTGGTTGTTCACACACAAAGTAGGAGCTCACAAACGTAACGGTCTTGGCTCCGCTGGGAAACCCGCTGGCGCTGATCGTGGAGAGTGCGCCCGACTGGTAAATGTAACCCGCAACGCCGTCGACGAGCACCAGCTGCGTGGGCGAGAACGCCATCACCACGTTGCCAACGTTTGTTCCAATCGAGGTGGAGTACAGCGTCGCCCCTGCGCTGGAAAGCGAATAGAACGTGCTGCCAGTGACTGCGTACAAGGCCGACTGCGTACCAAGAATGCCGCGCACTATCGCAGACAGCGTGAACTGGAGCACCAGCCCCGGAGTCCCAAAGCAGGCCACCTGCGCCTTGTCCCCGTCCGGCCGGTTCTCGAAATAGACGTTCAAGCGCCGCTGACGGGTGACCGTAGCGCTTGCGCCGTAGATTCCGTTGCCGAATGCGGGGACGATTTGCATTAGCCGAAATCCTCGGCCCGAGCCATGAAGTAGATCTGCGTGGTCTCAGGGTTGGACTCCTGCGCGATTCGCAGCGTCTCTTGATAGTTGAGCTCCATCTCTTGCGTCCACGGGGCGTTAAACATGGGGCAGATCCGCTTGGACAGGCCCCAGCACAAGGCATCAAACCATTCCTGCGGGTACTCGGGGTTATCCGAGGCAATGTTGAAGTCCTGCACCGGCCGCAAGTACACAACGTGCAGGTACTTGGTCACATCCTGCGCACCGCCGCAGTCGATGTAGAGTTTGCCGTTGGTCAGCTGGGCCTCGTAATAGACCGCCGCGGGATCTGCAATGAACGAGCTTTGCGTTTTGTTGGGCAGCGCCTCGTAGACCTGAAGCGTCATCATGTCGACCGGGGTATCGGAGCCGCCCTGGTCACGCAGAATGATCGTCTGCAATTCCAAAGGCCTTTGGCCCTTGGTGGTGTAATTGAAGACGTAGTTACCCGATGCCGCAACAGACGGCAGCACGGCATTGAGTACTACCGTGCTTGCGCCCTTGCTGGCCACGGTCGAGGTGAACGTGTCGCCGCTATTGAGCTGCACGACAACGTAGTCATTGACCGTAAACTTGGACACATTGGCGCTGCCCACGGTCAGCGTGGCATTGCTTGCCGCCGTTGCCGCCGTTAACTGCGATTGGGCAAAGTTGGCGCCCGGCACACCGGTAACGCCTGCCGCCCACTGGTCGCCAGAGGGTCCCAGCGAATAAACGTACTGCGTCGAGGAGAGAAACAGGTCGGCTCGCTGCCGGGTCCACATCTTGAGACCCGGCGCGAAGTCTTGACGGCCCATCCACTGCTTGACCAACATATTGAGCTTGCGGGCACAATCGTTGGTCTCGGTCGGAGTCGGCACTTCAGTGTCGCCGATCTTTCCAATATTAAGCATGGCCTCGCGGATGATCTCATCTCGCGTGACCGTGAACGTGTATGTGCCGCTGGTTGCCATTTATGCCGCCTTAGATGCCTCAAGGACACCGGTTACAACGTGCCAGATCACTCGGTGTGCGTGTTCTGGCGTGATGTCCATCTGACACTGCGCAATCCCAGAAGGTTTGCCATCTTCTGCCACAGCGTTCTTGCAGTGATCCCACCCGTAGTGGAGCTGGTGACAGGCTGGGGCTTCATTCTGGCCACGACCAGGGCAATGCGTGCTTTCCGCAAGTAGGACATGGGTGTTGCTCCAATCTCGGGTCAGGTTCTCGTGGCTGGAGTGCGACAAGAACACCACCTTGGCGTTGTCCTCATGAGACACAGCGTTGAGAACACCAGTTTCAGGCCCCGCCACGATGTCAGCAACCTGTGCAAATGCCATCGTCTGCCGGATGGCCCAGTCGCCCGACATCGGGTGAACCCGAGCGTCGACTTGGATCTTCTTCCCTGCCGCATCGCGTACCGGCTGCCCATCCTCGCCCACCTTGAACCAGCCCTGCTCCAATAGCACCGCAGCAGGACCACCCACCAGCACAACGTGCAGGCCGGGGAACTCGATCAACAGTGCTGCGATGATGTTATCCACAAACGGCCACGTTTTATGCACGGATGAACCGGCCAAAGACCACACAAGTACGCAGTTTCCCATGCGTTTCTTGAGATTCTGAGCCCAGATCACTTCGTCAGGCTGCGCATAAAAATGCACCTGCGGCTTGTGCGGAACACTGGCAGCGTCATGTTGAAGCTCCAGATAATTCATGTTGGCCAGCTTGTGCCGAAGCCGGGGAGGTGTGCCGTGCAGAAAGCGCCCAGGCAGCGCCAGAAGCGTTCCCTCGGCCGACTCCGACAAGTTGACCCACCGGTCGTACTTCTTGGCGTGGTAGTCCCAGAACACGCCTAGAGCGTGATTTGGCACTTGGTCCTTGTCTTGGAAATAGAACTCGTCGATGTTGGGGTCGTGCAGGATCACGTCCGAGCCCGGAGGCGAGCAGAACACCGTGACGTGATAGCCCTGATCCTTAAGGCCCTTAAACACCGAGCTGGCCTGTAGCACGTCGCCATAGGCGCCATAGCGCACAACGGCCGCCGTCTTGGCAGGCTTGGGGTGGGTGCAGCTGAAGGCGTGGCCCTTGGCTTTTTTCTGGAACACCATGAACAGGCTATATTCCGTGCCACCGTCGCGGCGCTGCCAGTCGACCAGATCCCAATTACCGGCCTTCTCCATCATTTCGACCATCAGCGCATAGCTGACGTTCCATTTGTGGTCAGGGTTTGCCCCGGGCTCTCCCACCTTGGGATAGAGCGTCTCGTCCGGCAAATACAGGACCAGATAGCCGTTGTTCTTGATGACCCGCAACCATTCCTTGAGGCACTTGACCACCTTGTCGAAGGGGATGTGCTCGAGGACGTGCGAGGAATACACAAAGTCCATGGACTCCGTGCCAAACAGTTTCAGATCCGAGGCATCGTCGATCCAGACATCGGGTTTGAACTGGTGGCCGAACAGCTGGATATCAGTGCCGTTGTCGACACCGATCATGTGCGGGAAAGCTTTGTTGCCACCGCAGCCGACATCGAGGCCCTTGCCGCGAGTCCATTTGACTATTTCCCAACGAATCTTGCCGGATTCGTTTCCTTGTGGGTCGTCGAGTTTCCAAGTCATAAAACCTCCTCCGAGAACAAAAAGACCGGCAGCGAGCCGGTCCAGTTTACCGGCAAATCGTCCGGTTTTAACCCTTGCTGAGTTTCAGCAGCCGGTCATTGACGACCTTGGCCTCGTATCCAAGCGGGGTGCGGTCTGCGCGATAGGTCACGCCATCCTGTACCCACTGCCCGTCATCCTTGCCCCCGCCGTACACCACACCGTGTGGCTTTGTAGGGTTGAACATACGAGTGCCGTCCGGCAGGTGTTCGTCTTTCTTCTCCACGTTTCCTCCTCCGATTAAGACATAGCCTCTTGACAGATGATGTGTGCGCCCACGTTGGCCGCTGTGCCATTCTGCGTGGTCACTGCAAGGGTGAGGATATCCGGCCTTGAACCGTTTATCACGTTATAGGTGGCAAAGAAGTTGGACAGGTCAAATGTCTGCAAGCCAGAGCCGCCCGAAGGGGCCACAAAGGCGTAGACCACTTCGCCGCCTGTCATGGCCGTGGCTGACACGTCGCGGGTGCAGAACGAGTTAGCCGAGCCCAAGGTCGACAAAGCCGTAAACGTCTGGCCGGTCAGCACGACAGGGTTGCTCGATGTGCTGGCAATGAGCTCGATCACGCACAAGGCACTGGCCGAGATGATAAGCGTCAGCGGCAGCAGCTGGCCACGGTTAATCAGGCCGATGGTGTAAGTACCACTCACCAACGGGGCATTGGCCAAAGCGCCACCGGTAATCGTGTCTGCCAAAGTCAGCACCGTGGCCGTGTTGGAAGTCACACGAGCAGTGGCTATCGAAGTGACAGTGGCGCCGCTGACGTAGGCAATCGGAGCAGTGCCAGGGAACACAATTGTGCCGCTGCTGGCGCCCGTGCTCGTGAAGAAGTACGTCCCGTTCCAGCCCGACGGAGTGGCACCGGTAATCACGATGCTCTGGTTGGGCGGCAGGTTGTGCGCCGAGGCAAACCCGATCGTGCCGGTCTGGCCAGACACTGTGCCGGTGCTGATTGCAGGCATCGTGCCTTGGAACAGAACAGAGCGGCCCTGCCACTGGTTCGTGGTCCAACCAGCGCCAGCAGCAGTGAGCGATGTCGTCGTGCTGGCACTAATTGCCGTGGTCGCCTGCGTGTATTCCTGAGTGCCCATGGTGCGAGGCTGGATCGACAACACCGGATAGCGAACGACGTTTGAACC